TTCCATATTCGCAAAGCTTTTTTGCAAGTCTCATAACAAAAGAACTTTTTCCTTGTGCTGATGCTCCAGAAATAAACCATGTCTCGTTAATAGCAGGACAACCAAAAGCCTCTTTCCATTGCCCTTCCCAATTTATAGTCTTATATTTACGCTGTGATATATCGTTTAAACTGTATAGTCTGGTTTGCTTTCTCATCTTTTTTCACCTCCAGCTTTTAAGCGTTCAATGAACTTATCTGCAGCCTTTTCGCTGAATATCAAAGCTCTCTCTATAAATGTATCTGCAACCTCATCTTTTTTTACTACCATTCTTACAATGGTGTTTGTAAAAATATCTTGCATCACTTCATACTTGCGCTGCTCATAATCAATGTGCTTTGTTTTATTCATTTCTGCAAGTTCAGCGTGAATGCCTTTTAAGGCTGCTTCAATTTCCATCTCAAATATTTTCATCTCACTTACTTTTAGATAGTTCTCAATTTTTCTATTTCTGTATAAACACGCCTTAAACCGCCTTGTGTCTTCAAAACTATTGCTTTTACATCTGTTCCTTCTGGTGCATTAAGCTTCGCTACAATGTGTGCTTGCTCTCTCAAGAACTTCTCTCTTTCTTTTCCATCGTCTGGTGTCACTTTGGAATATCTATCACCATAGCGTGAAAGCATTTCAGTGTAGCCTACTTTCTTGCATTCAATAGAGCGGTTTATCTTTTCTTTTAAACCATCTGCACCCATCATATACCAGGCGCAACAGCGTTCAGTTGCGTTCCACAAGGCTTTAAGTTCTAAGAATGCTTCATATTGCAAGTCGCCTGCTTCATCTAAAATAATCAAAGGCTGATCAATACTGCGAAGGTAAAACACAAGATCATCGTACACATCACTATATCGTCCATTGCTATTCACACCAAACTCTTTAGCTATTTTTCTAATTAGTTTCAGCTTTGTTTTTACTTGCGAGCAATCAATATACACTGCATTCTTGTGACTTGAAGCGTATAGGCGAGCTGTAAAAGTCTTTCCAATATTTGGAATGTCGCAAAGGATGCCACTTGTACAAGAGTTCTGTGAGAACTCTAGCTGTGCCATTATATAAAGATATGTAGGTGTTTTAGCTGCTTTCCACTCAATCTTTGAACGCAACTCAACATCTAATCTTCTTGCAATAGCAATCCAACTTGCATCACTCAAAACTTTGTCGGTTTGTCCGTTTTTCACTGCGCTATACACTGCAGTATTAATACCTAATGCTGCTGCATGTTTTGCGTCACTTGGATAATTTTCACGATTAGCTTTAATAGCTTCGATAATTCGTTTTTTTATGTCGTTTGTAATCATATT